AGCAGTTTGTAAGTCACCTTTGACTTTCTTTAATTCTTCTTGCAACATTTGCATTTGTTGTGCCATTTGTCTTGCTTGACCACTTCTTGCTAATACTCCATCTATATCCACTAGTTCAGATTTCTTCAAGACTTCTACTTGATCAATCAATCCAGCTTGATACATTTGCATATATGTGTTTAGCATAGCCATTCTATTTGTTGGTAATGTAGAACCAGACACTACTTTAACATCATATCTTCCTATGGTTACATCATGAAATCTCATAACATCGCCATTGTCCATTTCTTTAAAAAAGTTAAAGCGTTCTTCTTTTTCCAATCCATTTGGTTGTACTAATCTAATTACCTTTTCTTCTGTGTATATT